GATCCAATTGATGTAAGTATCCCGCCTGTAAGAGAATACCCCAATTGTCTAGCTCCCCATTCGTTGCAGCTTTGTGAAAATATTACGTCACCAAGACCGGTTTTAGCTCTGTAAACCTCGCTGTTAGTGGTGCTAATGGTCGGTCTAGCTTTGGTTTTATAATACCATATTTCTACCCTTCCCAATGGAGGTGATGTTGTGGCTGATGGGGCGCTCATATTTGGTGAAAACCCGTGAGTACCAGATGTAAAACTTACCCCGTCATCATCAGTCTGTACCTTATTTATGACATATGAATTTGTTGGACTTGATGTCTGGAATGTGTTCCAAGGATTCATACCGTTAGGTATGACAGGATTCCAACTACCACACCAGCCATATTTTAAGTCCTCACAAAGCATAATTTTGGCAGGATCACCGATGACTTCGGTATGGGTGTACTCACCAGCAACGGATACGTTATGCTTAACATCTATCAAGATAGATAGACTTGAACTGTCTTGCCCTGAATCACTAGAAACTATTGGAAAAGAACCAATTTCATCAAGCACTGTAAGTGAATACACATTAGTCACTAAAACCCCTGCCACTTTAAGTGCCAAGCTATTAACCCCATCTGTAATAGCAAAGACCCTTCCGTATTTTAGAGATTCAGCGAAAACAGGATTATTAGTATTTAGAGCGATATTAACACCCGTAGCACTTACCCCTGTACCATCATAATTACGCAACTGCCACCCCTTACTAACTGTATTTCCGCCAACGTTACCTGCGTAAAATTTAGTAATACTTAAGGCTTCTCTACCTCGATACTCACCAGATTTAATTTTTAAATCTTCTTTTGCAAAGTCTTCGGCTGTTAACTTATGAGCTGAATAACGCATATCACGGCATACACCACCTTGGCCACTTGCGTAAATGGCATCAAAGTAGCGGCCATCAGGACGACCAGATGCTTGCCCGATAGCTCCTGTGTTTACTCTGGTATTTTCAAATACAGAAAGCTGGTCTGTTATTTCAGAACCAGTATATTCGTACCAAAACTGATAATTAGAACCATCCGACGTTAATTTTGCTGAGCCAAAACGGTTATGGCTTGGATGGTAAGCACCTTGATTTAATCTTTCAATAGTGCCACAAACTAAGAAATAACATTCACCATTCACCGCAACAGATTCTTGATATACATCACCTGCATTGAAAACCCCCTCAACGCCTATTTTATTTACACCACGATTTGTAGCCCTATAACTAACGGAAGTTGCGCTGCTATTGGCTAAAGCAGTGTCAGATGACCCTATAGGATTAACTACATACTTTTCTGCAAATCTTAAATAGTTAGACCCCGTGCTATCAACATATTGCCAATCACCATTACCAGCACCCGCAAAACTACGTCCGCGAACACACCGCTGATAAAACTTACCTGTAGCATCATCGAAGTAGATATTGTTTTCAGGGTCACTCGCTATAGCTATACGCTGTGCTTCTGTTGCTGTTTGCCAGTTAACACCTTTACCTCTGCTTGTTGTATCCCCTTCATACCAAGCAAAATAAGTAACAGCTCTGACATTATCGCTAACAGTTGGTACACCATTAATTTCTGTAGCTAATGATTGAATTAAGCCGTTTTTATACACGAAAGGGTCATTATCATTGATTTCACGTAAGAATGCTTCAAAGCCCCACATATCCACTCGGTCTGTAACAACCTTATTAGTTGCTGTTTCAGCTGCAAAAGCTAATGCAGGGGTTGCATGTGTTACAGATTCACCCGTCGCACTGTCGTAAGTACGTGTTCCGTCTTCAGCGGGAGGTAATTTAATTTTAGTATCAACTATACTAAGCTCTTTAAGCTCAGTAATTACACCAGCAATAACAATTGCGGCAAAATCATTTTCACTTTCCCCACTACCACCGTCTCTCCCCAATCTGAGTGCGTCTGGTTGTGTAGTGATAGTCCATAACCCTTCATTAATACTTACACTGGTGTTTGAGCTAAGGTAATGCTTACCAAAATGCACAAATCCACTGGCAGCATACTTTTCTTCATTCGCTGCTCGCATAGCTTCAAACTCAACCTTTCGCATAGCCCATGGGTGTGGATGGATAGCATCAAGTTCAGCTAGCTTTTCGGCGTGGTCTCGCACCATTTGTGCAGGTGTTTTGAGTTGTGTTTTTACGCCGTGACTGTCAGTTAATTCTTCAGCTGCATTATCAGAATTAAGCCATGTTCTTAACTCATCTAGAAATAGTTGCTTTTGATTAAATTGAACAGCTATTTGGCCTGCAATACGAGTAAGCAATGTTCCTGATGTGTTGCGAACAATTGCGTAATTAACTGCACTCTGAGTTGCCCCCTCAAATTCTCTATCGAGTGTTAAGCTTGTATCACTATTTACCGCAGTTACCTCGTACCACGTTTTTGCATCTAAGGTAAAAATATCACCTACCGCAATAGAAATAACATCATTTTGCCAATTGGTGTTCACGCCAACAATTGACTGCTGACCATTTGTTACATTAACAGTACCGACTCGATACCATGCACCTGCGCTAGCTGTCATAGCTTACCCTCTCTGTTGGCCCATCATTGCACTGTCAGCTTGGTTCTTTTGCCCCAGCTGGTTCTCAAATGCTTGTAAGTGCATTGTGCTTTTGTTTGGATCTGCAGCATATTCCGCATCCTTCATGTATGAGCGGTAAAGTACCCATTCGATGATCGCGTTTACGTAAATATCATCTAGCGCAATAACAGCATTTGTATCGTGTTCGGCCATACCAATAGACGCTGGTGCTTTTGAATAAGCTAGCGTTAATAGGACACCATCAGTTACACCTGGATAAACGTAAAACGTTTTTGGCACACGCTCATCATAAATATAAAGCTGCACTTCCGTTGCATCTGTACCGGCATACCACGATTCATGATTATCATCGAGCACTTGTCGATTGAATGGGCCGCGAATAGCCTTGCCTGTTGCGTTACGTGTGATATCAATCAGTCTCAAGGCGTCAGCAGGTAACGATTGTTTAGTGCCTTCTACGCATGCGAAATCATCAATATCAATGGTGTAAGAGTCAGGCCGACGTAATACGATTGCACGTTGAGCGTCATTCAAATAGTTCAACAGCTCTCCTTCAGGCCATCGCACAAAGCCCGGATCATTTAGCAGCTTATTAACTCGCGTTATAATTTCTTTTGAGGTGACAATAGCCATTAGTAAAATTCTCTTTGGTTAGTTGGTCGCTGTTCATCCAATGCATTCACTGCTTCTCGGTAAGCCAACCGGTAGCCGTCAATAAAATTTCGTAGGTAATACTGAGAAAAACTGATATCAGTCCATTGTGTATTAGGCATTTTCATCAAGGTTGATGCCGCTCCATCTGCAAGGTAATCAGCATATTTATTGATTAAGGTGTCGTTCGCATCGAAGTTATCAGGCAAGGAAAAAAGCGGTGTAATGAAGTAGAAAACTCGATAAACAGGTGTGTTCTTTGTTAAATACACTTCCCCATCAATTGATACGCTGTAATCTAAACCTCGCTCAAGCTCATGGCCGTTTGCATCCAAAACAAAATTAACACCACCAAATGCGTGGTTATCTTCAACTGCAAGTGCAGCTGTCTCACCTTGATTGAACTGTTGTGAGCGAGCCAAATACAATGACTCAGCGCAGAACTTTTGATATGCACGTTTAAGGTGATCAAGTGCAAACTTTTCAAGAACGCCACCGCAACGCTCTCGAACAAGCGGGATCAAGGTAGACAGCTGAGCCATGATTATTCCCCGCCTTTTTCACTCGTTAAAGCACGGAATGCATCACGCACTTTTTTACGGTAGTCATCTACTGGCTTTTTAGGACCTTCGATTTCTAATTCATGGGCAACAACGAATGTATCAAGCTGTTTTGAACTGTACTTACCAAGATCAACTTCTTCGCCTTCAACAGTCACTACCATATTGGCATCAGCTTCAGCTTTCTTCGCTGCTTCTTCTGCAGCAAGGCGCTCTTCTTCAGCAATCTTGTCTAACATTTTTTGTCGTTCAATAACGCCTTCTAGCTGGCTTTCCTTAACCCATACGGTCGGAAAGTCCAAAAAACGTGGCGCAAGTGCATCATCTACTGGAATAGGCTCATGTCGTTTGAAGATTAGGCGAGTGCCGCATACTGTATCTTTCTTTACTCGTTTTGAGCCAATATAAACAATATTCGTAGCCATTTTTATGACTCCATAAATCAAT